AGGAACTACTGACAAATCAAAATCTCCAATGTATTTAGTATTAGAGAATTGGATAAAGTATGGACTGTTTGGTTATCAGGATGATAATGATGGTCATCCAGACGCAGATTCACATTATTATTTCAATGGCGCCATGAGAACAGCAAATCAAATATGTTCAAATCCAAAAACTCCTAGTCCAACAGGTGTTCCATATGTACTTTTTGGATTTGCAAATAATGACGAAACAAATGATTACAAATATCCTTATATGTATGCCGTATTACCAGAAGGATATGATTTTGTTGAACTTAATGTTCATTTTGTTGATGTTGATAGTGAGGATTATATTTTCCCGCTTATTCCATTAGTTAATTCTATTGAACAACAGACAAGAGTGCGTATAAATCTTATTAGCTGTGATATGGAAGCGGATAACCAAAGCTCAGAACATTTGCATTTCTGGATGTTTAAACGTTATATACCACATTCAAATACAAATGTAGAGACTGTATTGAAACAAGAATTCAATGATATGTTTGAGCTTAGAGATGAAGTTAGAGGAAGTAATTGTAATTATAGAATGGCGCAGATAACAATAGATGATGGTTGTGGTGTATGTTTAGAATGTATGGCAATGCCTGCGCAAAACGATGCCAATGCAACTAAATATGTTGATCCAAATATAAGAAGACCTATATCAATTGGATGGAAGCTATTAAATAATTATAGTATTTCTTATGATGATAACGATTAAAATAAAAACCAGCCATTTGGCTGGTTTTTTATTTTATGTTTAAAATTTTATTTACTATAGTGTTTAACTGTAATTTTGTTTACTAATGCGGCACATTCCATATCGGTACTGAAATTAACAATATTATTGTTATTGTCCAGAATAGAATCGCAAATACCTGGTTTTACTTTACGATAAATGTCCATAATCAGATTATTTGCATATTGCCATACATCAGCATCAAATTCCGTATTGTCATCTATAGTTTCAGGTCTAACTGTATCAGCGCTATTAACTGAATCTTTGCCATAATATGTATCTAATACATATTTTACAAAGTAATTCCAGAATGTATATTCAGAAAGCGTCTTGTCATTGGTAGATTTAATATAGCCAAGTCTTAGTATTTCCTCGTCTCTTGTGACAGTTGTATTTGTAGTAACCTTATAAGGTAATGGAATAGCACGGGCCGCATCTTTCGTAGGATGTAATCCTTCAAGCCAAGAATTAAGGAATTCTATTATCTTATTATAGCTTGCCTTACTTGTTAATCCATAATTTTCTTGCCAGCGATTTTCAGAAAGTTCAGAGCTAGAATAGAAATCTTCATTACTGTTAACAGTTATAATAAGATTGACAGGAAGTGTACTGTCATATATAATATTCATTTCTTGACCAGAAATAGGAATCAATTTAATTTGCTCACCTAAATCAATGGCATTAAATTTGTCTGCTGGACAATTATATGTTAATTGTTCATGATTTGAATTGTAGTAAGTGATTGAAATAGTCGCATTATTATTGAATAAATCAGTTGTCAAAGTTACGCCAGAGCTATCTTTCTTAGATATAGTTAATTCATTCCAGACTATACCTTGTGTACCAGGCGTTAAAGATATTGTCGGCTCATGGTCAAGATTATTTTTAAATGTCCATAATGCATTATCATATGGATTATAGCCATTTGTAATTTTACCTACCCATCTAAAATTTTGGGGTTTAGAAGTGATAATATCAGATATCTTAAAATCAATATCTGTTGCTATTGTGTCTGGATGTTCATTATAAAGTTTAATGATTTCAGAACGATATATTTTTCTGTCCTTGGCAAGTTTATTATCAAGGTATTCATAAACTCTATTTTTCATTTCCTTTGTATATTCTTCAATATCTGTCAAGTCATTAACATAGACAGTTCCGACAGCATCAAAGTATTGGACATATGGAGGCAAGGAGAACTGACGGGAAATAAGTTCGGCTTTATAGTGTAATTCCTGATTAAGCAACTGAATATTTCTTAACCAAGTTTCCGTATTTGGACCAGGTTTACTTTGTTGACAATTATAGAAACCTTCGAAAGAATATACAAATTTCATATAGTCAATTAGATGGTTCAAATAATCATTGCCATACAATGAGAAATCATTATAGTCATCAGAACTTGTAAGAACATTTCTAACATCCCAGTTACCATTGTTCTTTAGATATAAATGACCCATTAAACAATAAATAACATTATTCTGAAGTAATGTATGGAATGCTTTTCCATTATCTTCAATTTCATCTTGGCCAAAAACTAATGCATTTTGAACCTTTATAGGTGATGTTAATGCTCTGAAGTAAGAAACATAGTCATCGTGAGTAATAAGTTTACCACGAGAAGAGAAATACATAGGCGCATTAATCTTTATACTTTCTTGAGGTTCAAAATCATCGCCGCCATAAATGTCAGAATTAATTATAAATTGGACATTATTGGTTACATCAACTACGCTACCTCTGGAGCTAACGTAAATTTTATTATTGTGTGTCATGATAGAACCAGTGACACCAATTATATTAGCTTGTTTACCCTTGGTTGCGATATATTTTACATAAAGATTGTCACTAGCAGTTTTTAGACCACAGTCACAAATAAAACGTTCAGAACTAAATGTAATGCGAACTGTTTTATCAGAATTGGTATCGATTAAACAAACCTTTAATGGTACATCTGGTGCTGCACCATCAAGTCTAACAACATCTTCATTTAAGAAAATTGACTGGTCTTCAATAGCATATAAATGGTCTTCATCTTCAAGTGCTTCAGTTTCATTTTTACCAATGCCGACTTTGCACCAACTATATTCTTTTTGATATGCACCATTTCTAAAACTGAACGGGTCACGCTTACTATACCAGTTAGAAAATTCAAGGTCGTTGATATCATAGAACTGACAAGTTTCATTCAAGTTGGTAGTATTTGCACTTCCTAAGAATTCTACAACTTTTTCTTCACCTTGGAAACATTTAATAGGCATTGTATTTTGTGTACTATACACAGAAACACCTTGTAAAGGCAAATATTCATGTTCTGTAGAAGGAACAGAGAAATATAAGTCTTTAGTCCAATCAGATGACTTACCAGCTCTAATGTCATCTTCTGTAAGAACATAACTATAGCCACTATCAAGAATATACTTGTTTCCATTAAATGTCAGCTTCATATCTTTTTGGCTGAACATTATTTCATCGCCGCCCTTAAGAACACTTGGAAGCGGTCCTTTTAGTCTAATTATTAATTCGCAACGAGCAGGAATAGCACGTCTAGGATTATAACCAAGATTTTTACCATGTTTAATAACACTGGAATCAAGTCTAGCAGTTTCAATAAATGCTTCTTCAGCTGTTCTTTGAATATAGAAGTTAGTCATTTCAGTAACAGCTGCAATCATTTCCATGAACATACCATAGATTGCCGAAGAACCGATATTCTTGAATCTTGGATCAGCTGCAAGTCTATCTTTAAATGATTTTAATATCTGCTCGTAAGTTATGTTTGTATAATTCATTATTTAGACCTTATTGTTAATATATTTATACTTTCAGATACCGCATAAATACAAAAGAATAAGGTTAAATGTTATAAATATAGAAAAACAAAGTTACGGCTTAATTTATGAATCTACAATTTTGGAATCCATTTTCTTCTGAATTTTTAAAGACTGCGCCTGATCATGCACAGCAACGTTCAATAGTAGCTGCTAGAAATTCGTTCGGTATTGGTGAAGATCCGGTAAACTGGAATGAACTGGTTACTGGTTATTCAAATAATGGTATTACTGATCCTGCAATGGATTATAACCAGAACAATATTATCTTTGAGACTTTATTTACAAATAAATGGTCAAAAATTTCATGGTATCGTAATATGTCCCTTTACCCGCTCGTGGCTAAGGGACTTAATATGATGGCAGATGAGGCAGTTTGTCCAGATGCCGCTGGTAATGTTGCAAAGTTCGATATTGAAGATGCTTGGAAATCAAAATTTACCGCTGCTGAATTTGATACTTTAAAGACAGAATTTGATTATCTTATTAACTGTGTTATTGGTAAGGAAAAAATTTGGGAATATTATTATAAGTGGCTTGTAGATTCTGAACTTTATTGGGAAATCTGCTTGAATGATGCAGGTAATAAGGTTGTCGGAATTAATACATTGGCACCTTATGCAATGTTGGTTGTATATGATAAGTATTCTGAAAATATTAATGGTTTCATTCAGAATACTAATTATCTGACTCAGCAGAGAGATAAGGTTGAAGAAGTCAAAAAATTCTTGCCTAGCCAGATTGCTTATGTTCGTTATCCTTTAACTTGGACAAATAGAAACGACGTTAGAGGTCACTTGGAACGTTCTATTAGACCTTTGAACCAGTTAAGAAATATTGAAGATGCTTTGACAGTCTATAGAATTACTCGTGCTACTGAACACCGTGTATTTAACATTTACACTGGTCGTATGCCTCCTGATAAGGCTGCAGCTAAGGTTCAGGAAATGATTAATAAGTATAGAAAGAACCTTACAATCGATAATGCTACTGGTATGATTAACGCAGTTAAGAATACTCAGGCTATGACTGAAGAATTCTTCTTCAGTAAAGATGACTCTGGTAACGGCTCTACTGTTGAATCTTTTGCTTCTGGTGCTACATTTGACGGTCAGTTACAGGACGTTTGGATGCTCCAGAAGATGGTTATGGACGGTATGTTCATTCCTCAGGCTAGATGGAAATCTGATGAAACTGGCGGTAACAATTATAATCAGGGTGTTGAAGCCGCAAATATGGAAGAAGTCGCATTCCAGAGAGTAAACCGTAGATTGCGTAGACGTTTTGCCGATATTATCAGACAGGTTTTCCTTGTTCACTTGAGAGTTAGCGGTTATAAGGAAAAGTTCCTTGATAGTGCCTTATATAATATTGACTTGAATCCGGCAACTGACTTCGAACGTATGAGAGATTTGAACCTTGCTGAAAAACGCGGTTCTGTTATCGGTACATTG